TTATATTGTTCCAACGCACTTATATCAGTATTTAATACAGCCTTAGAATTATTATCTCTAATAAATTTATGTTCACTCATTATGCCAATGCTATTACTCTCATATCTCCGATTCGAGGAACTTTAGTCGTACTCGTACTTGTCATAACAATTTTAATTGCAAAAGTTTTAAATGATGTATATGTTGCTCCACCACTTGTATAATTTACATTAGTTCCTACCGGATCATATTCAAACTCAATAAATTCTTCATCAGTTAAAGAAACAGTATTAGTCTGTGAAGTCTGACTCATAACTGTCCAATCTTTATCATCAAATGGTTCTGGATCATATAGTGATAATACTTTATAATAAACATATACATTCACACCAGCTGGTTTATTCATAGTCAAATATGCCTTTAGATCAGTTGCATCAAAACCATCAGACAAAGTAACCCGTCTTGTAATATACCTTGCTAATGCACTTCCACCAGAAGGTTTAGCTGTTTCATTAGTTGTTAAGTTATTAATTTTATTTTCAATTGGAATAACACTTAATCGTTTCGTATCAATATAAGGTGTTATATGTTCACTCGTAGAAGATAGAGTTGCTTTACCAATAAAACTTCCTGCTGTAGTAGTAATTTTTTGTTGATTATCAAATGAATGATTTTCTTTAGCGACCGTGCTATCATAAGCAGAACTTAATAGACTTGTTGATTGATCGGTTGTTTTAATACCCCATCCAATACCAGTTTTATTAACAACAACTTCTGCGGGTGTTAAATGCATAGTATCCATTAAATATTCAGTTGAATTAGAATTATGAAATACTGCTTCATGTGTTCCAGCAATTGTATATGAACATCTATTCAACTTAAAAGTTAAATCTTGATTTTGATTTTGTTGCCATGTACTTGCATTTTGTGATTTAAACAATACACCAGCATAAGGTTGTTCAGAAACTTTTCTGGTTGTTCCAACAAGATTCTGACCCATCTCTGCAACCCAACATTCATATTTTAAACTATTAGTCATTATAACAATTGCATATTCACCTGGCATTAAGAAAACAGGATCACTAAATGTAAATGAAGTTGCTGTCGAAGCTGTATCACTCACATTAACATTAGCAGGTAATAAACTAACATCAGAAAATGGTATAACTCTATTTGTTGGAAATCCTTGTTCTACATCTCTTATATGCATTGATACAGGAATATTACCATCATCTTTCGTTTTAAAATATAAATCTGTACTTGCTAAATAGATACCGTCTGGATATATATTCTCATCAACAAGAAATGTTTGAGCCAACGGATCCCACCAACCAGCCGTAACATTTCGGGTTTCTATTCTTGAATTTACTCTCGTATCAGTAGCTACACCACCAGTTACAACTCTTGGGACTCTTGAAGAAAGAATAACATTTTCTTTTGTTTGTAACAATCCTTGTGCTTGATACATTCTATCTGCATAAGTACTAGATTCTTCCAAATTACCATTAGGTTCGTCAGTCAAAAGAAACTGTCGTTCACCAGTTCGGAATATTAATAATTTAGGATCTTGTTCTTGTGCTCTAATCGGACATGGTATTGCAAATACAAGACCACTAATAGAACCACTATCATCTGTGTATATTGGATCACCAACAGAACCACCACTCGGAGTACAATAAGTTGTAACGGCTGTTTTGTCAAAGAACGGATAAACTCTTGTATTCGGTTTCATTCCTGTAACTGATACAGTAATATCTTTTGCACGAATAAATGGAAGTACTGAAACATTAACTACTCGTTCTCCCAAAGATGATTCAACTGTTTCTGAACCAACAATCTCTGTTCGTATTCCTGTTCGTGTTTGTGTTTGATCTACAGACTGCGTTACTCGTCGCAGAAATTGACGGCGGCCAGAACCCGCAGGAAGCCATCGCGCACTTTGCTCAAGTATTCTTACATTACGACCACTTCCAGCAACATCTTGCCAATCATTCCATTGACTACCAAACCCCAATCCTGCAAGTGCTTCCCATGCATCATTTTCACCTGTTGCATTAACAATAACATCTGGTCTGTTATTATCTGCTACCCAGTTATCATTTGGAGGATCGAGATTAAGAACTCCAACCCACGCAGTAACATTAAATGGATTTACATTTAAAAACGTACTGGCTTGTGTTTGTGTAACAAACGCTGTCGTTGTATATGGTAATGTAATTAAATCTCCAGTTTTTTGTACACCCGTAGATGAGGCAGGTATATACGAAAGATCAACAATATTAGAATTAAATGAAGGTCTTAATTCTCGGTGTCTAAAATCAATTGAACACTTATAATCTGCATTAGTAACATCACCAACACTATGTCCTGCAAAGTCATCAACTAATATTCCATTCTTGAATCTATCAAGACCAGCTGTATCTTTAATAACTAATGACTCTGCATCTTTTTCCAGTAATGTAAGAGCTGTATAATATTCAACATTATTTAATCGTCTTTCCAACTTACCAATATCATTCATTGTATATCGTTTATTCTCAATATATGTCGCTCTAATATCAGCTGGTTTAAATGTATATGCAGGAATTCTTAATTGATACAAACTCATTGTATTATCTAAACGAAATGGAGGTACTGGATTATCAGCTGATATTCCTTGATGAACTCCAAACTTTTTTTCTTTACTTAAATAAAGAACATCTATTCGTGGCATATAATAACTATAATCTGCTTGCCAATTTAAATTCGGATATGGTAATTCTATTCCCGACATAGTAGTAGCACCATCATTTCGGCGAGGTCTAAAATCAATACAATCTCTAAGCTCAACTATATCACCAGTTGTCGGACTTAGATATGTTGGAACATTATCATAACCAGTTGCCGCAGTATAAGAATCAACCGAAAGATAACCAGTACCAGCATGTGTAAAGTAATCCATGATAACCAAAATTCTTCCAGTTGCCGCAGTACCTGTTAATTGTATTCTACCATGATCGTAGAAGTTATCTCGTTGTCCATTATCTAATGTCCAGTTTGCCGTAGCTACTGTATCACCAGCTGCAAGACTAACCATAGTTGCAGTATATGTTGTACCATTAATAGTTTCAGTTCCTGCAAAGGTTCCTGAAGTAACAACAAACTTAACTGTCGTTGCAGGACTATGTGCAATAACTTTTCCCTTTGCACCAGATGTTCCACCAGTAATAGTTTCACCAGCAATGAAAGTTCCCGATGCACTTGATACTGTTAATGTCGGTGGTACTGCATCTGTACCAGTATTACCAGAATCGTAAATAGCTTTAATAGTGTTTATATCTGAAGTATCTAATGACGTATAAGCAAGTGCTGTTCCAGTAGGTGACGTAATTGCTTTTTGTCCATGAGTAACAAGTGTTTTAACTCTCTCTTGTTTTGTATCAACATTCATAGTAACAATAAAATTAAATGTCGCATTTAATGAATTATCACCAGTAAAAATCGTTACTGATTGACCATTACCAGCTACAGTAACAGTTGCTTGTGCAGGAGAACTTGTATTAAGATTTACAATAGTACCAGCCGCATCTTGTGCATGGTAATATTGACCAACAACTGAACCACTCAATACACCAGTTCCATAAAATGTTTCATTACTTCCACCAGATGTTAAAGTACAAGTACCAGAATTAATTGTAACACTAGCAAATGTTCTTTGTATTGTAAAACTCGTATCAATAGCACTAGCGGCATCACGAATTGTCTTAATAGTATCTTGTGGTAATTTAAATACCATTGAATTAAAATCAGTTTCAAATAATTTTGCATCACCACCACCAGAACCACCTACTTTACCTGTATTGTCAATATTACATTTTGATGTGATGACAACTGGAGTAGCTCCAGAATTAACTGGAATAATAATACTTTCAACAGCACCAAAATCTCCTGAAGTCATAGTAACATCATACAGATACATTTTATGTGGGCCGCCATATGCAGTTTGTGTTAACTGCCGTACTCTTGCTGTACCAACTTTTGTTGCCGCATAGGTACCAGGATTTGTTAATGTCAAACTTGCATGAGCTACATTATGTAAATCAACAGTAGCATGAGTTGTTACATTATACAATCCTGTTAAGCTACTAACAATCGCATAATTACCATATTGCATTAAACGATCAAAATTATTTACATTCTTAGAATTTCTAGCTCGATCAACAGTAACATCAGTTGAAATTAATGTTTCAAACTCATGTCCATAAATATATGCTTTACCCGGATCAAATCTTGCAGTCCATTTAGTTGCGTCAGATGAATGATCTTTCTTTTCAAGTGGAAAATGTCTTACAGTATAACTTCCAGATTCATCATATGTTCTTCGTGCAAATGTTTCTTCTAATACAGAATAAATTGGATATGGATTATCAGAATGTTTAACTCCATTTACTAATCGGACAATTTCTATAAAATCTGTATCATCAATAGATGATGTAGTTTTCTTGGTAAGAGTAAGTGCATACTTCAAACGGTCTGCACCTGGGGCTGCATAGTTATAAGCTCCCTGTGCATTATCCAACAATGTGTTATCATCACCAGAAGCAACAATAGTTGTAGTAACTTGAAAACCAATTCTATATGTTGGTGTGTTTGTATAGTTATCTAATAATACTGTTGAAGCTCCAACTCGTATAAAATTTCCATTAAAATAATAATAACCTGCATCATTAGAAACTGCAGCACCTTTACCTGTTGCAGATGATGATGCAGCCAATACAGCAGATGAAAAATCTGCTGCTACAAGTCTTTCTCCTGAATTAAACACGGCCGCAGTATTGAGAGTAGCAGTTGCAGTAGCAGAAGATCCCCCACCACCTGTAATAGATATACTTGGTGTGGATGTATATCCAGAACCCTTAGCTGTTACATTAACACCAATAACAGTTTGTGCATAAATACCACCAGTACCAACAACAGCTGTTGCTGTTGCACCTGTTCCACCACCACCTGTAATAGTAACAGTTGGTGTCGTAGTATATCCAGTACCAGCATTAGTTACAGTAATACCTTGAACTTTCTGTGTGACACCACCACCTGTAAGATACTTAACCCAGATAGTATCTGGATCACCACTAGATGCATTAACAGCTGCAGTATTAACAACTCTTGCAGTTGTTCCAGATTGACTACCAGTTATTAATTTACCTTGTAAGTTAGCAACTGTAATTGCAGTATTATTATAATTAGGATTTAACTTTACATAATCATAATCAGTATCAATATGTAAATCACCACCAGACACTCGACTACCATTTGCAAATATATGATCGCCAAATCGTTTGAGTTGGTTTCTTAGTATTGTTTGTTCTTGAGTAAGTTCTCTTGCCTGAACAGCAACAGCAGGTTTATAGAGGACTTGATGAAAATCTTTAGTTTCATCATAATCTTCAAAGTAAGGACTCTGATTAAGATTTAAATTTATATTGGTTGTCATGTATTATACCTTTATTAAAATTCAACTACTAGCTTGACATCCTCAGTCTGGTCAGATGCACGATTAATTGGAGCTCGAAATTCCATATAGATTTGTTCTCCACTATCATCATCCATTTCTGCACCAGAGTATGTACTTGCAGTTGCGGCTGATCCACTTACATAAGGATTTGCAATCAAAATTACTTTTCTGAAATCATCTCCTACTGTAAAGTCACCACCCTCGGTTCCTACTAATCGAACATTCATCATTACATATGCTCCACCAAGTTCTGTCTTTGAATTTTTACCATGTCCATTCTTAGGTCCGATTCGTGGTTCAAGAGTACATCCACTTCCACCACCACCAGTAAGAGCTGCTGTACCAGAACGATAACCAGTACCAACTGCCGTCATAGCAACTTTCTTAATAACACCACCAATTACACTTGAACATCTTGCAGCTGAACCAGAACCTTCTGCCGTAGTAATTGTTACTAATGGCATTACTTCATAAACACTATCAGTAGAAGGATTCGTTATCCATACAGCACTAACTGTTGCAATTTTAGTCGAACCATCATAATCACTAACAGTTCTCAACTGTCCACTTCCAGTTCCAGAAGAAATATAAACAGTCATATTATTATAAAGATCATCTGTAGCAGATGCTGTTGCGGCAAGAGTAATTGTCGTATTTGCTCCTGCCTGTGCAGTACCTGTATTGATATTAACATATCCAGTTCCACCAGCAGTTACATCTATATGTTCCAATGCTCCATCAACAGCTGCTTGCTGTACAGTCCATTGTGCTGTACCATCATTTGTTGTTAAATACTTAATTGGAATCCAATCTGTCGTTACATATTTCAAAACATCTGCTTGCTGAACTTCATACATAAATTTCCAACGATAATTATCTGATGTTTCAATAATAGAAGAAGATTGACCGGTAGGTTTAACTGTAGATGCAGTTCCAGCATAATTACTGATACACTTATAAATATTATACTGGTCTGTCATTACAAAAAATGTCTGGTCAATCTGGTCATCTTGATTATGATCGTATTCTGAATATACCGTTCCAGAAGTCCAATCTGTTCTCTTAACAACATGAGATACATCCGACTCATTAATAAGTTTAGCAGCGACCATATCATTATGATGAATAAATGGTGCAACTGTCGTATCTTTGGGAGTTGGAATATCTGTATCTGAAGGAGAGGTTTCTGAATATTGTCCAGTACTTGCGCCAGACCAACTATCAGCCTTTCCGATCATCAGATACATCTTATTAGTCGAAAATGAACCAATAAAATTATCTGCGTTATATGTTCTAAATGCATTTGTTATAATTGCTGGCATAGCTCAAATCCTCTTGTTAATTTCTTTTATTTATAATATTTATACAATACTTATGTGACTATTCATCACAATTCTCGTTTTTTCGTTCTGTGTTGTAACATATTTGGAAATCTGTTCATCCTTAAAAAAATTAATCGTATATGCATTACCACCCAAATCTGTTTTCAATGTACCAAATCCAGCCTGTTTTGCAAATTTCAATCTATCCACTTGTCTACGCATGGGACCTAATTGTAATGCTCCACCAATACCACTTGAAATCTGTCCCCAATCCTCATATGATGAAATACCTAAATCTGTAATAGTACTCCAATTCTCAGATACCATAGTAATTGGTTGTTGAACAAATAACCAATCTTCACTCTCTGCTATACTCAAAACGATAATAGGTAAATCTATTTCATAAATATGCCAATCAGAATGACCCGGTCCTAATCCTGGCCCATTTCCTTGTCCATCATGTGGCCATGCTCCACCAGAAGGCCATTCTGGATTTGTCTGCTGTAATTGCATATTCAATCGAACAGGTGGTTCAATATCTCCATCATGGAATATAAGTGTATATGGATATTTGTGAGGAACTGGTATACTAGTCGGTAAAGTTAATTTTAAACCAGTTTCAAGTAAACCCGTAATTAATGTTCTACCAAATAATGCAAGTCCGGAAGGATGTACTACTCTCTTAACATAATCTCTCCACTTATCAATCGTATTACCAGCTTTAATCTCATAAGAAAATGCTTGATAATATTTACTATCCTGAATATAATTTGCCGCAGAGATTTGACCATCATCACCTACCCATCTTACATGAGCTTCATTTTCATAACTACCAATCGTCGCTGTACCAGTTGCTGTTCCATCACCCTTTGCGGAGAAATTTAATGTTGGAATTGACTGATAATGGAACCCACCATTTACTATTTTTAAAGTTTTAATTCCACCAATACCAGAACCACTTAATGTAATATTTGCTCCTGTTCCAGTTCCACCTCCAGAAATAGTTGGTGTTGATTTATAACCATATCCATTATGTTCAAATTCTACAGCAGTAATCACACCAGAGTTTACTGTCTTAACAAGTACACTACAAGTTCTTCCATCTATCTCTAATTTATCTACATTGTTAATTGTAAGTTTATCACCAACAACATATCCTGTTCCACCAGATACAATAGTCGTTGTAGTAATACTTCCAGTAGATAATGTTTCAACTAAAAACTGAGCTCCAACAGCTCCTGCTCCTCCACCTGTTACTGCAATATTATCATCTACACTATATCCATTACCAGGATTTGTTATCGTGTAACCTGTTACCATACTATCCAAAGTAAACGTATTTGTTCCATCTGTAACTGTTTCATTTACTGCAAATGTTCCAACTACTTTAGAAAGATAAATTGTAGAAACTTCAAAAGCACCTATCATTTCTTTTAATACTAATTCAACAACTCCAGTAGTGCCAGAAGTACCACCAGTAATTGACTTACCAGTAAAATCAAAAATAGCTGAAGAACCACTTGTGTCAATACATCTTAAAATTTTATCTTTTGTATATCTTCCATCTGATACCCGAAGCATATCAACAGAAGGATAATAAAACTCAATCTCCTCTTGATATAATAATCGAAATAAAAACTGGAAAGATTTTTCACTACCCTTTGCACGATAAAAATCACGCAGTCTTTTTATTGCATGAGGTTTATTTGAATTAATAAATATAGCTTCTGGAATATCTTTCGCAAACTGTGTTTTAAAATATTGTAAAAAATCATCAACTGTTTTATCAATATTAAAATAATTTTTTAGATTACCAACAATCTCATACGGCTTACCATTTTGTTCAAGATACTCATAGTATGCTTCCAAGAAAGCTACAAATGTAGTATGATCTTCTTTTACAAACTGTGGTAACTGTCCTTCTACACGAACGGATATACGTTCATCAAACGAAGGATGTATTGGTGTATTTGGATTACTTGCCATATTAGATTATTGTTTCAGGAATCATGGTAATAGTAATTGCTGTTGGATCAGTCGAATCAGTTGTTATTATTTGTTCTCTTAACGGAGTAATATCTTGATTATTAGTTCCGGGTGTTACAGTCATTTTAATATATGTTTTTGCATCTGAAATAGTATGTGGTGTAAAATTATTTAAAATAACTTTACCAGTAGTGTAATCTATAGTACCAAGAATTTCTGAACCAGATGCCAAAGTCATATATGTTGTAGGAACATCTACAGTAGCAGTATAAGTAGAACTATTATATGTTGATCTTACCAATTTAACACTACCTAAACTATCATCAATTAATGTATATGTAAATCCATCACTCGCAGTAAAGGCCGTACTAGTAAGGGATCCCTTAGTTAATACATTATTAAATTCCATAGTATATGTTGCAGCTACTGCCAATGTAGCAGGAGATATTCTCATTTGATATTTAACGATTGTTTTATTATTTCTTATTGATTTATTTGTATCATCTACTGAACCAGCTAATACTGAGTATCTAAACTTATTATCAAATTTTGATACATTACCTGAAAAGTAAGATGTGATAGATGATTCAACTGCTGATTTTAAATTATCCTCTGTAGTTAAGAGAGTAACAGGATCGTAATTAACCGTTGTATCAACTATTAAATAATAATAGATAGGATCAACAATCTCTGGTGTTACAGTCACAACATTTGTCTTTTTCAAAATAGTAGTTTTAATTGCGTCTTTAGTAGCTGCACTAAAATATGTATCTCCTGTTGGTTTAACGGCTATATAAACTTTTCCATATACTGCTGGACTTGCATCTTCACCACCATATACTGTAATAGATTCTATATCAGTTCTCTCACTTAATAGAATTGCTTTATAATCTTCTTTTGTTGTTGCACGTTTTTGTGCTTGATATAACTTAGGTGCATTTCGTTTTAATGATGAAATAGATTCTATTGTAGTACCACCAGCAGCTGCACCTGAAGTAGTTAAAGTATAATTAGAAGATGATAAACCAGCAATTGTTCCGACAGCTTGAAATACACTTGCCTTATTAGCAGAAATTCCTTTTGTAATTAAATATTCAATAAAAATAATATTTCCATCTGCAAGTTGTTTACCAACAGAACCATCCCCAAATAAAATTTCATATGTTTGATTTTCAACTTCTTGAACCCAAAAAACTTTTTGTGTAGATGCTATTGTAGTAACATCCAAAGAATTAGCATTTGTCCAAGTTATTACTTCTGTATCAGAACTAGATGTTTGTATTGTAATAGATATTGTAGAAACATCAACATCTGCATTTGGAATAATAAATCTTTGTGTAGTATCAGACAAATCAACTGTATAACCTTTAGTAACAAAAGTTCCTTCTTTAATAGGAAGATTAGTAATTGAATAATCACTACCAGACGGATATAATGTCTTGTCTGTAACAGTAGTAAATGAATAACTTATACCACTAATAGATGTGGTAAATTTAGTATTTTTTGCAATAGATAAAGAAGTAGGAGAACCAGAAGGTGTAAAAGTTATATTTAAATATGCAGTCGGAGATGTAACAGAAGTTGGTATAACATTTAAATGTTTTGCATGAGATACTACAGATTCTCGTAAGGTCGCAGAGTCCATAAACATTTCGTTACCCAACATATTTGCATAGTAACCCATGTAATGTGTATTGTATGCTAAAACATCCAATAACACACTCATACCACTTCCCTCAAAATCATAATCTTGAAATTGTGATTGAGCTTTAAGATACGTTCTTAGATTTTCTTTAATGTCATCAAATTCTAAATCAGTAATTGTTAATTTATTGCTTGCCATTTTATCTTATCCTCTTTAAGAATAATGAAACTTCTACAGGATCTGGTGAATTAATTACTCTAAAAAATATAGAAACATGAAACCCATTAGCATCCAAATCTCCCGTTACATCAACATCTATTACTTCTGCTCTCGGTTCAAAATTCGCCAAACATTGTTCTACTGCTTTTTTAATATCATACTTAGTATGAGCTGTTGACAATGCAAATAAATGTCTAGTAACACCTCCATCAATCTCAGGATGAAATGGTCTTTCATATCTATTAGTTCTAATAAGATTTCTAACAGATCGTTTAACTGCTTCTACATTTGTCTTTCGGACAACATCTTTAGTTATAGGATGTTTGGTAAAATCTAAATCCAGATCAGCCCACCCTCTAGTATGTGTTGAAAGTCCCTGTGAATATATTGCCATTATCGTCTTTTCCCTTGTCCTCTATATTTTTTCCAGCTTACTCGTTTCTTCTTATTCTTTGGTGTACTTCTTACAGAATGTCCAATGGAAGTAACGTGCTTAATCTT